GCGCCAGCCGCTGCAGCACACGGCCACGCGATCCGAGGCCCAGCGGCGCATCCTTCGCCATACCATCCAGCGCCATGCTCACCGCCTGGCTCGCACGGCTGATCGCCACCGCGCACTCCACCAGCGACAGGCAGCGATGCCCGCCCACGCCGCCCGGCGCATCGTCACCCATCCGCCCCAGCGGCGAGGCGATGGCCACATCCAGAGCAGGGTCCGCAACCTCACGGCCCCACGCCTGCAACAGCACCTCCATGGCCTCGATCATGCTCTGCCCCCCAACCCGACACAAAACCGCCAACCCAACACAAACCCAACACACTTAAAACCCTTATAAATCAATGCCTTCAAAGCAACTGTGTTAGGTGTGTTGGGTTTGTTGGGTTTTTCGGTCCTCGCGTAGCAATTGTTTCTCGCCTCATTCGCCCCGTTCAGCAGTTGCAACAAAACACACGCATGCGCGCGCGCGACGCCAAACCCAACACACCCAACACACACCCCGCAAAGCCACGCAGTTTCTGGCCTCCCGCTGTGCTGGGTTCGCAAACCCAACCCAACACAACCCAACACACCCAACACACATTCAGCCGTACTCATGCCGCAGCCCCCTTCAAGTGGTCCCAGCCGTCCACATCCCAGCCCGCCAACTTCGCACTCGCCCGCCAGGCCGCCACATGCTGGCCAAGCGCCGCTGCGCTCACAGATGGGGGCAGGGAAGAGTCCGGGTCACTGGGAAAGAAGAACGCCCCGAATCGCCGGTTCGTCCCCTCCGTCCAGGGGATCGACCTCGTCTTCTCAACCTCGGAGCTGATGAACAGGCTGAACTTCGTCTGGCTCATCGCATGTTCACGGTTGCGCTGGCACCACTCGAGGAACAACGCATACAGGTCGGTCGATAGGCATGCGCCCCAGAGCTTCTGCCCCAGCTCCCCGTGCTGCCACTGATGCAGGAACGTCTGCCAGCCCGCCCGCGAAAGCGCTACCAGCCTGCGCCGTGCTTCGGTGTGCGGTGGCCGCGTGCGCTCATTGAAGTCGCCCAGGTCCACATCCAGCAGCCAGCCATAAAGCGCCGCTACCCCATTGCCGCGCAGCTCCGCGCCGATCGCCTTCTGCCGTTCCTCCGGCAACGTCTCCTGCGGCCACATCACCAGGAAGCGCCGGTCGCTGTCACTGATCGGCCACGGCATGATCTCGTTCGAGAGAAACACCGCATTCATATGGTTGGCTTCCTCCCAACCATTGATGAACTTCGACTCCATCCGCACCGTCTTGCCGGTAATCAAGTGCTTGATCTTGCCCACCTGGTTGTACCGCTGATCGCGCGAAACCACTTCCTCGAACACCGCCCACAGCTTCCGGCTCTGCCACGCGTTGAAGTTGCTCTCCAACTGCGTCTGCCCCACCGTCGCCGCATACGGCCCATACAGCGCACCCAGCGTATCGGCGAACAGAAGGCTCTTGCCCGAGCCCTCCATCACCGAATGCATCAGCACCGCCGTGTCCAGCTTCGCGCCCGGGTGCTGCAGCGGAAAGGCCAGCCACTTCACCAGCCAATCGAGCGGCTCCGCCTCGTGGTTGCACAGGAACGAGATCAGCCAGCGCAGATTCGCGCACGCCGCGTCATCGCGCACCGGCTCCAGTGGCAGCCCCTCGAACGTGTTGATATACACGGCCGGGTCCTTCGTCATCGTTGGGTCGAACACAATGTGGTCCACATCCACCGTCCGGCGCTCGGCCGAGTTCAGCCACAGCGCATAGGCATCGCCCAGCGCCATCTTCACCGCGCCTTCCGGGATGCGCCGCTTTTTCTCGCGGTCCCACACATCCTTCGTCCCGTCGATGTACACATACCGCTCGATGGGCGTCATCCCCAGCGCCGTGGCCTTCTTGCCGGCCATGCGCCGCGCCTGCTCCAGCTCGCGCACCGTATCGGCACCGATCAGCTTCTTGCCCACGTCATCTGCCCAGCCCTTCGCCAGCGGCTTCGTCACCAGCGCCTCGAACGCGGTCTTCTTCATCACCGCTTTCTTGTCCTGGTCCCAGACGTGCGTCGTGCCCTCCACCAGCGCAAACCGCCGCAGCAACTGCTCCGCCGTAAAGCCCGCCCCCTGCCCCCCGTTGTCGGAGGAGCCGGCCGGCGCCGCGGCTTCGGCCTCGGATGGGGTCGGGGAAGGCACACCCGCGGCCAGCGCAGCCTCCAGCTGCTGCGTCACGGCCTCCAGCCCCCAGCCCACATGCAAGTCATTCCAATCCATCAGGCAGCCTCCCCTGGCATCACCGGGAACACCGCAAACCCGCCCACCTCGGCAGCTGCCGCCTCGGCCTTCATCCGGCCCGGGTTGTTCTT